ATACTCAACAACCTTCAAAAAATCAGGGTCAAACTCAGACTCGGAAAGAAGGCTCTCTATGGGCCTTGCGCCCTCAGGCATTTCAACAGTGGGGAATTTTTGGAAACTGATCTTAACAGATTCTGGTAACGAGATCCGTCCATCCAGTTCTTTTTGTAATATTTCCATCTTCAAAGATTGAACGCTGCTTCGCGGCACGCCCAACCAGTCAAGATACTGTTCAAAACTGCTGCTTAACCTAGTGCCATCAAATCTTGTTTTGAACCCACAATTGAAACAATGGATGCCCAGTTGACCATCTTCTGAAAGTCGAAGATTTCCGCGCATGCGAGTATCAGCTTTGTGGCCTCGATGGCTGCAACAGACTGCATTGTGTATGACCCATCCTTTGGGTGTAACTCTCCGCTGAACTGGAAGATGCTGCATAATTAGTTCGTGTATCAAGCTCATACACTATTATAGTCAGCTTTCAGCTTATTTTGTAGAGTATTTTATCTATTGTTCCTCGATTGATTGGATCTGGAATACACACAAATCTGATCCAACGACAATTGATAGCGAAAGTATAACTCCGTAATGAGGTAGTTGTGCTGTCATAATAGTCTTCAGTTACTCCTGGACTGAGATCCACATAAAACCAACTCCGCTCAACTGGTGCTAGGTTTTCCAAACTGGCTTGTATTTTAAAGTACCCTTGCCAATTGGTTTGATAGAAGGCAACTGAAAATAGCCCAGTGTTGTTACCTACACTGTTTTCTGCCCTAATAGCCCCACTAACCAACCATTCTTTCATTTCATCCCAGTCTACTGTTATGGGCGTGAGTTCAGAACCCTTGAGTGTAACACTGGGAATAAATGTGCCGCCCACACTATCATACAAATCAAAATCACCAATTGTGGAATTGTTGATATCTGTGTAAAGCATCTCTTGATTTTGATAAGGGCGGGTGATTTTCACTTGGTAGCGATATCCGCCTAAACTCCAATTGGATGTATCGTTGCTGCTTAGCACAACTTGTGCTCTACCTTTGAGTTCATCTGTTACAGTACAAGATTTTTCCAGGACTATTGTCTGTGTAGCTGCATGCTCAATTACGATACTGAGTTGGCAATCCACTAATTTGACAGGCCTGCGGTCATTGTTACGTACAACAAAATCAATAATGTTGTAGTTGTTTTTGTATATTTTTGTGTTGTAATTTATCATGGGCCTATTGTAATTTGGGGCGCGATGATCAGTCATGCTCAATTGAACTGGCAGTCTGTAACTGTAGAGATATATCAAGCTCATTGGGATAACATCATCAACAAAAGATTTACACCTATTTAAGAGTGTCTTAAATAGGGCTTGATGGAAAACACACCGCAACAGAGATGGCCATTTTTAACAGAAATCCGCTATCTCAACAAAGATTACACTGGCATTGTTCAAAATGCTGACAACACGATGCTGCACATGTATGTGATTGACCAGACCATGAGCATCCAACAGAAAAAAGAGATTATCCAATGTGGAGAGCTCTATTGGTGGGGTAGCAATCGCCAAATTCCCATCAATGTGTTCTTGCGGGAACGGTTCCGACCCTTCAAAGGGTGTTTGAAGACCTTTGTGAGAAAAGAAGTAACTGTGTTAAGCGGCCCCTTACCCAGCTTGGACACACTTATTAACAAGCGTGGCAAAAAGCGCACAGTTCAGCTTGTTAAGAGCACAAGCTAGCCACCGATCATCAAAAAGTGCACAAAGCCATCTAGTTTGATGGCTATTGTGACACTCTGATCAGGGGCAGTAAATTCAGGCAACAAGCAGTCTATGCCCTGGAGGTTGAGCCAGGTTTTCACAGTTTCCTGTGTTTGGCTGTCCCAAACCTCAAACAAGGTCATATAGGTCAATGCTCTTTCAATAGCATCTAGAGTGGACTTAGTCCCCAAGTGAGGTCACCTGCACCTTCACCTTCACACTGCCATCTTTGCCTACCTTCACTTGTGCAGGGCGGCGAGACTTGAGATCCTTTTCGTCTCCTTTGCTCCACTTCATCCAAGTGCTAGTGAGAGTCCAGGCCACTGTAGCAGCATCAGTTTCGTCACTGAGTTTTAGGCTGGCGCTGAGTTTGTCTTCACTTTCGCCAAAAACTTCCAGGAGGTAGTTGTTTTCCAGTTCACTGAGAAAGCTTAGTGTGGTTCCAAGATCAGCTAGGGAAATCTTGGGTGCCCGGAACCAAAAGTGTTTTTTGATGTTCTTTTGACGAGACAGCCAATCATTTTCCAGGTTTTCGCGCACCAATACCTTGGTCTCACCCACTGTAAGATGGTAAGTGTGTCCAAACATATTGGCAGAGTGTTGCCAGTCTAGTGATTTGCTCATACATGTTGCTCCTTATACCTGTACACTATAACTGCCATTTGCAATTAATTCAACCAGAAGGTTGAGCTGCACTTGGATAGCCACAGCGAGACTGATTGCATGTGATTTTTTGAAGCTGTAGTTTTGGTTAGGGTCAGGAGTCCAAATTTCAGGATCAAGGCTGTGCCAACCTTGATTTTGACATTTCCCAACCAAATGCCTTTTGCCAGGCCGGATCAAAGCCAAAATCATAGCCAATTGCACAGTGCTCTTGGGCTTCAAGCGGCGTACTAAATCAAAATGGTTATTGATATGGGCAAGCTGCTTAACAACTTCTTCATGTTCTAGAAGTTCCCACATTGGAGCAGTGCTCATCAACTGTGATAGATGTGCCTCACTTTGTACCCCAGCATAGATGCTGTTGTTAAGTATATCAATTTTGTAACAGTTTCTTTCTTCAGCAACATCATAAGATATGCTGCAACATTCCAAAAATGGATGTTGGGGGACGTTGTGGAAATATACACCGCTGTTGTGCAAGGAATGCTTGTTGTTCTTGACAATACTGGCGGGAATATGTGGAACTACATTGAGCAGTTTTTTCCTATCTCCAGTGTCAATGTCAATATCGCCAAGGAATGCCAATACTTTAGGTTCCACCTGTTATCCTATCCATTTGTTTTGACAACGTGTCTACTTTTTGTGTCAGCTTTGTTAGACTATTGTTAGCTCTGATAAGACGATTATGTAAATCAATACAGGTTTGTGATGTTTGAATAATTTTTCGTTCAAGATCTTCAATCCATTGAGGATCAACCATCACAACCTTTTTGCCATCAACTTCCAAACTTTGTAATTTGCCAAGGCTTGTTAAGCTTACCTTGCTCTTGCTGATCAAGGTGGGCTGCGCAGCAGGTTCCATTTCCTCGTTTCCATACATATCTAGATTCAAACGATCACTCATGCATTTTTCCTACATTCCAGCTTCTGTCAACACACTTTTGATTAAATCAGCCTGTTGTTTATAACGGAGCAGTCTTACCTTCCATTTTTTCACTGGCGCAACCGTTTGTATCAAATACAGTTGCTCAGGATTACATCTTTCAAAAAATTCCACTGCGCTGTTACAATTATATAGCATCCAAGGGCTGATTTTGCCTTGTGATATCCATCGAGTAGCTAAGTTTGGATTTACCTTTATCCAAAAGTCTTGCATAGGCAAGTCTTGCTCTTCAGTCCATTTTTGAACTGTGCGCAAGCTTCTCTGCAATCCCATTTCAGGGGTTTCATCATGCAACAGCTCACTCAAAAAGCTGTTGTATAACAGCACATCACTCCATTTTTTGAAATCAGCTTTTTGTTTCAATAACCACCGCACATATGTTTCAATCTCCTGAACTTGCTGCTCAATCAACCAATTGCCAAAGCGCACAAACTCAGTGTAATGCCTACTAACACAAAACTCTTGATAACTTTTGCTCTTGAGTGTTGTATTTTTCGGTGCTGTGCCTTCATTAAACAATAGATATGATGCATACCCCAGCTTGACATCTGGATTGTATTGGGCTTCACTCCTGCGCCTTGGTTCGCAACTGTGGGAAACCAAGGTTGCTTCTTTGGCAAATGCTTTTTGACACCAAGTGCAGAAGTGGGGCCGATTTAAATCAATCGCCTTTGGCAGCTTTTTTGAGTTCGTCTTTGAGCTCTTTGATACCACGGTCATCCATTCCACTGTATTTGGCAATTTCCATCAACTCTTCATCACTGTGATTGGTTTTCAAAATCATCATCTCTGCTTCATTTACATCACCATACAATTGAGTCAGCAAAGCCTCTGTCTTGGGTGTCTTGGAAGCTGTAGACTTGGTGCTGATCCACTGATGGTACTGTTTTTTCCCCACACCAGCAACACACATCAGCAAGTATTGCAGTTCTGGATGTTTGCCTAAATTCCATAAGCCATTGTTCACAAGATCATTAGCTGCCAGTACAAAATATTCTTTGTAGGGATTTGAGTCTGGGACGGCAGAAAGCCAGCGAACTACAACTTTCGGTACAAAGCCCTTGCGCTCTTCTTCAGTTAAATTTGCATAAAATCCGCGATCCTTTTTGTCAATAGCCTCCAGCAGTACCATAAGGTCCAGTTTGAAGCTTCTTTTTGCTGTTGCTGCTTTTGCCATAATATTTCCTTATCTAGTGTAATTGTAGGCTGTAATCTTGGTTCATTCAAGGCATCCATATAAATATCAGTAACTGCAATTGGTGCAGTTTTATGGGGTTACCCGCCCCGTATGGCCTAGAACGCCACGTAGGAGACCAAAAGCAATGGGACGACCACTTAACAAAAAATATTTTGGCAGCTTGGCTGCCTCGGGAATTGGAGGCGAAGGTGTTGCCTCTGTAACCATAACCGGACAAGGTAATTATACTAGTTTGCCAACAGTGGGCTTCAGCCCGCCATTATTACCAGGCGGCATTTCAGCTGTGGGTAGTGTGGTGATGGAACTGCGCACTGTTGCCATCAACAATGCTGGTGGATCTTACACAGCAGGTGACGTGCTAGTGATAGGCGGCGGCGCTGTGGTAGGTGATACCACTGCTGGCACATACACTGTGCAGGCCGAGATAGTTGTTGACACAGTTGACGGTGGCACAGGAGCTATCACAGCTTTTGAAGTTTTGGCCGTTCGCGGATCATATACAGCACTGCCTGCAAAGGTTGCAGGTGGCAGCAATATCACAAACCTCAGCCTAGACGGCGGCACTGGTAACAATGCTCGTGTCAACATCACATGGCGGGTTCTTTCTGTTACTGTGACAACAGCTGGTTCAGGTTACATTAGTGTAGCTGATGCTCTACCTACTTTCAGCGCCGGTACTGCTACAGCAACTGGCGCAGCAGTGCTCACCAGCACAACTGAGCCAGCTATCACTCCTTATGCTGTTACCATTGACGGTGGCACAGTTTTGCCAGCCGATATCATCAAACAAACTGGTGACAACAACTACATCATGGAAACTACAGAAGGGCAAACTCTCTGCACGTTGGGTACTACTGATACACCTGTGTTTGGCGGCGCGTACCTTCTGGCAACTGACGCAAATGGCAGCACATACTATGTGACAAAGCTTACAGCCCATCTTGCTGTGTTGACCCAAAAAGCTATGGTTGGCAGCTATGTTTGGCAAACCGGTGAGCTAGCTCCTTGGGGCCTTGAGGCTGCTGACAACCTTGTTGTGCAAATCAACAATACCTAAGACAGTTTCGCTGCCTTGGTAAAGCAGTGGACTCTGGAAACCCTCTCAAGCAAGCCCGAGCGAACTTGAGAGGGTTTCTTTTTGACTACCAGGTAATATAGGCTTGGGCGATGCTGTCACGCAGTTGACTTGTGTCCACATCAACCATCTGATCTGGCATATAGCTGCTGGGCCCCTGCCGCATAGTGACTGCATCCACATACATTGAAAATTTACCCTCTTCGGCAGTTTTCAACACGCTGGGAATCTCCAGTTCCTGCAGGATTGGGTCAAACTGTTGCACAAAAGCCGTATCCACTCCCAGCATACTGAATCTGGCGTTGTAGTGGGCCTGGCCTTTTTCCTGCCGAAGTCGCAGAACCAAGTCCAACCCAGTGAGATCGTGGGGGGCGAAGTTTTCACCAAATCCCACATTTTTGTAGCCGAGTAGAAGAACGTTCACACCTTCCTGCCAGCAACGTTCCAGGAGTTCTGCTGTTTCAGCAAGGTCCACACTGCCAACCACATGCTGAGCCATAATGGAGGGCAGTTTCCACCACTTCTCGCCCTGACTCTTCATGTGATTGTCTAGGTTACTCCTAATCTTGGAGATTTTGTTCAAGTCTTTGGCATTGTGAACACTCACACCAATAGCACCAGCATGGTTCACTACAGCCAATGCCTTCTCCCGATCCAAACTCCACTTAACACCAAAAGTAGTGAAGTTTGGTACAATGTTCTTACTTGCGGTGTACTGAATGATCTCTGCGAAATTGGGGTGGTCAGTTGTCTCCCCGCCACCATAAGCAATTTCAAACACTCCCATCCGACTAAACGTATCAACCAAATTGAGAACTTCCTTCAGTTGTGCATGCTTGCCTTCTGGGGTGCTGCCCTGATAACACCAATTACATTTGTAAAGGCAGTGGTCGGTCAGCTTAACGTCGACGAGCTCAGGATAAGTGCTCTTGACGTAAGGAAGAGCGTCATCTTGCATGCTGAGCCGCACCTTGTGCCCACTGCTGGGGCTGAACAAGGTCCAATAATCCCCATCCTGGCGAATGCGCTTTTCGCCCGAGTGTTGGATAGCCGCAGTGATGTCGTTCTCAAAGCTGCCGTCTGGGGGTGTTTGCCCATCGCTGTTGTCGTTCCCGCCGAGGATAACAACATCATCGCGCATCACATACTGGTAGAGGCTCTTGACAAATCCACCATCAACAGGATCTGAGCTTGAGAAAATTCCCCAAATGCTTTGATGGTCCACACCATAGCTGCAAAAAGTGTCTGCTGTGTAGTTTGTGCCAAGCCAGCTGTTCATCAACTGAACAGCGGTTTCCCCTGACACATTTTCCCTATCCAGAGCATGGTATAGCTGGGTGGCAAAATACGCCGACTTGCTTTCTTGATCAGCCAGGGTGAACTGTTCCCAACCATATTCAAAGCGGTTGTGCTCATCTGTGCCAACCCGCATTCCGGCCGGAATCATCACAATGCTGTGACTACTACTGCTGTTGGTAGCAAAGCCAGCCCGAACGTTGAAAATCTTCACAGCAACCTCTCTCGTGTGTTCAGCCATTATACACACGAGAGAAAATACGTCAAGCTAGACCAATTGGCGAATATCCAGTTGATCGGGCAGCTTGCCCAGCTCTTTCACAAAAAACACACATAAGGGATTACTGCCTTGGGTCAATGGAAAGGCCAGTATGTGTCCATTCTTCAATCTGGGAAAATACCACTTGACATCACTGAACACATTGAGAATTTCAATGTTACAGAAATCAGGCATATAGCCTTTTATGGGATTGATACAAAAGGCATCAAAATCCTTGTCGTTTAGGTCCACTAGCTTCATGATTTCCAAATCACCAGCGTGTTTGTCTCCCACAACAATGCTCCAATCCAAGGGCATTTGTATGTTGTAAGGTCCAATTTTGATATCTGCACAAGGGCTATGGAAAATATCTAAGAAGATCAATGGGTACCAATAGTAGTCAATGTTGTGGCTATCACTGTAGTCAAGAACGCAATAGCGCAAATCATCCACTTTTTCAGGAAGTTGATTCAAGTCATACGCTGTATTTTCTGTGGTCAAAATGCGCAAAGGAGTTTCCTAATGTGATGATCACTTATTTAAATTGAAATCACACTAGTAACGGATTTTTTTCACCTCAAAAGGGTATTCACTTGTTTTGTAAAACTGTTTGCGTTTGTTAAGATGGCTGTTACTGAACTTCATCTTGCTGCTGATGTCATAAATTTGAACACTGCTCTTGTCATCTGCCATTCGTAATCCACGCCCAATGCTTTGAATAGTTCTTACAAAACTTTTGCCTGCTTCAACCAATACTAGATTGAAGATTCTGTTGATTGAAATACCTGTTGACGTGGTGCCATATGTGGCTACCATTATTTTATTATCGCTGAAATTGATCTCTTTGTAATGCTCTCTACGATCTTTGGCACTCATTTCTCCTGAGATGAATACTGCTCCACTTAGTTGATTATAGAGTTTTTGTCCAGTTTCAATACGGTCAACAAGAACAAGTGTGTTTCCTGACTCAGCTATTGTCTCGATAGTTTGTGCCATCCATTGCAGCCTCTGATCATTTGTGACCAAAAACTTCAACTCTTCCTGGTAGTTTCCATATTGGAATGTTTCTTGTGTTTGTAAGCATGTTACATCACACTGTGCCAGCACTCCTTTGTCTTGCAGTTCTTTGGCAGTAAGGCTTCCAATTTGCGGCCCAATAGCAGTAAACAAACCCACTTGTTTGTATTCTTCCTCAGGAACGGTGCCAGTCAGTCCCCAACGAATGGGAATGTTTTTGAACACGCTTGTGAGTAATTGATGTAACACATTTAAATCTTTTACTCCATGGCACTCATCACAAATCACACACACCAAATCTTTCAAAAATGTCTCTAACTGATCTCCATCAAGAGAGTCTTTGTTCTTTTTGTCTAGAACATTCAAGCTCTGCCATGTGCAGATAGTGTGTTTGCAGGTGTACTCTTTTCGATCACCAAACAATACCCCTACATCAAGACCAATATTTCGATAATCTTCTTCTGTCTGTTGCACAAGATTCTTGTTAGGAACAATAACGATAGTTCGTCCACGCTCTTCAACAATTTTTGAAAGTGTGGCTGTTACAATAGTTTTGCCAGCTGAAGTGGGTAGTACATTGACCCCTTGTGGGTTTTGGAGACAGAGATTGATGGCGTCTACTTGATAGTCTCGCAATTGAATTGGTTGACCAGCAAATCGATGCCCTGCAGGCCAAGTCAAAGGACTTAGAAAATTCTCATCAATTGATGGAAAGCTGATGTTGTGAAATGCACGTTGATCGTCAATCTCAAACTCATAACCATGTTCTTGTAAAACAGGTAATAGTCGATCCAGAATGTTGAGATAGGTTTTGCCTCCAAGAGTACAAAAGCTGGTGCAGCCGTCCCATCGTCCCATTTTGAAAGCGGGACTATACCGAGCTGATGGCAAGAAGTATTTGACAGAATTAACCAATGCTCTCTTGACAGGTAGGTCGATCCCTGTGATTTGAATGTTTACCTCGTCTTGAATAATTATCTTTGCAACTTTGCTCATGTTTCCATCTCAGTTTCAAGTCTAGATTGTAATTTAGCATCTGACTTCAGCCAAGTTGTGGTAGTGTAAATACTCTTATGCAACTTAGTGAATTGGAAATAACCAAACAATTGAAAAAGCGCGGACCTGTTCACTGGCAAGAAGTTGTGAACAAACATGGCTGGACGCTTGTTGGGTGGGGTAATGAGGCTGTAGTGGTAGGTCATCCTGAAAAACCCTATGTGCTTAGAATTTTCAGTAAGGACACGCCCTATGTGGATTGGGTCAATTTAGTTAAGTCACATCAAGAAAATCCACATTTTCCCAAATTCAGCCGCTACGTAAGACCTATTCCAGGAACTGAAATGAATTATGTGAGAATGGAAATATTAAAATCCATTACGGAAAATCAATTGATGAAAGATTATCTACCAGAATTAGCATATTTGTATATTCAAACAACACTGCTGGGATATCAGTTTGAATTAGACTTTGCCCCAACAGTAGGGGTTTACCTCCGAGAACTTTCAAGAGGCAGTATTTTTGACAAACAAATTCAAAACGAACTATGGGAAAAAATTGGAAAACCAGACAGCTCTTGGAAACAGGCAATAGACTTATTGTTGACCTTACACCAAAAAAGTAAAAAGTGGCCTAGTGAGCTGGATATGCATTATGGCAACTTCATGCTACGAGGCAATATTCTTGTAATCTCTGACCCCCTGAAGTTACCTAGTCACCGTGCATAACTTACACGAGCTAGAGATTACAAAAGACTTAAAAACCAAAAGCCTTAGCGAAATATTGCACAAAAATGGATGGCAATTATTGGGCACAGGCAAAGAAGCGTTTGTTGCTGAACACCCCAAAGAGTCTTATGTACTGCGCATCTGGGTCAAAGGCAGCCGGTATGAGCACTTTGTTGAGTATTGTAGGCACAACCAACACAATACTCATGTTCCCAAATTCAGTAGATATATACGCCCTATTCCTGGGACACCTTATGTGTATGTGCGAATGGAAAAACTATTACCTGTTAGTTTGAATAGATTAACACAAAATTATATGCCTGAGCTGCTATATTTGCACCTCTTGGCCAAAAAATATAATGTTCGTGCCCTAGTGGACCATGTTTTTGATGCAGTTGCAGATTTTATCTATGCAGAGGGAATTGATATAGAGTCAATATCTGACATAATGGGAGATCTTTGGGACATTTGGCAAAGGATTGGTCCCCCAGATCCCAGTTGGAAACAAGTATCCCAAAATTTGATTTCGTATGCCACTCACTATGGATTAACATCCTGGGATTTACACAATGCAAATTTTATGACCCGAGACGGCAATCTAGTAATAACTGACCCATTCTTTTAAAAAAATGGGGAGGATTGCTCCTCCCCATTTTTTGTCACACCTTACTGCGAAGTGCAGCCAGCTTTTCGTGCAGGCTGTTGCTTTTGCCTTTGCCGTCAACTTCTGCAAGAGCAGCAGCTACAGCAGAGTCGTTGTCTGAGGCCTTGCCCAGTGCATCACTCCGAATACGGTTAGCAGCAGCGCGCTCGCGAGACTCACGAACATTTGCTGCCATAGCATCCAGTGCTGCGTCTGTACCCGACAGCCCTTTGCTGATGCCAGCCATACGTTCCCGTTCTGCTCGGCGTGCCTCAGAGACCTTGGCCTCCTGTTCCGCACGCTCTTGGTCTCGGCGAGCACGGTCCAGCTTCTGCCGGCCTTCGAGGACCAGTCGCTGGGCATTTTGTGCAGCTTGGCGAGTTTCAGTAGCCCACTCAGAGGCATCAGCAGCCTCTTCCTCAGCATCCTTCAGCTGAGCTTGATACGAGAGTGCTTCATCAGCAGCCTTGTTGGCAGCAGTTTCGTTACCAGCGGTCAGCAGCTTTTCAGCAGCAGCCGTGTAGCGAGCTAAGTTACTTTGGATGTTGGCTAGTCGCTCAGCAGCCTGCTTGCTGTCAGTTTCAGCTCGTGCAGCAGCCGTAGCCATCTCCTGGGCCTGAGTGTCCCACTCCCGTAGCTGGGCTGAAGAAACTGCCTCAGGGTCCCATTGGGCCATCAGCTTGATTGCCCCATCGTGCAGTGAGTCCATCTTGCTTTTGAAGAATGAAGTGAAGAAAGCCATGTTTATATCCTTTCAGTGGATTGATAGCATCAGTAGTGTATTTGTAGTGTGTAGTTGTGTCAATAGTTTTATGGCCGGAGGTTCCTGCTAAACGGGCAAATTAACCCCTCCTTAACCCTGTTTCCAAGGTCCCAATACGGAGCCCGCCCTGGGAGTTATCAGGGCAATTTTCCCCGGCTCAGTGCGCTATGACACAACCACAACCTCATCAAAGCCTTCGTCCTCAGTGGGTATCTCCAAGTGACTGGCCATGCCCTGGAGGATGTTCCAGGGAATATGCTTGCCTGGCCGGCTGGCGAGCCTGCGTTCCAGCTCCTTGGGCTCAGGAGTGGGAAAGAACACTGCCACCTTCCGGTAGGTGTTGGGCACAGAGGCCAGCTTAGCTGCACGGCTTTTGCTGGTCACATTGGTTTGATCCCAACAAATGTCGTTTCCATCCTTGATGGCCATGGCCAAATCAGCGTTCATGATGGAGCTAGCACGCTTCACAAAGCCCTTGAACACCTCGCTGTATGTTCGGCCTTGACGAGCTGCCTCAGCATCAATGTGCTGATCGGTGCTGATGATAGCAGTGTCTCGACCAAAGCCCTGCTGGTCAAGCCATGTGGACTTCCCGCTGCCAGGCACACCTACCAACATCCATAGAGTAGGCATCTTACATCTTCCCCACGCAGTAGGGCATATAGCGGCGGTTGGTTCCAGCCTCAGCTTCGGCACGGTTCATGCCAGCCACAGTGGCCCGTTCGAACTCGCAGCCTTTGCTCACAGTGTCCAGGCGCCTGGGCTCAAAAGAAGGATCTCCTGTGAGCATGAGAGTTACGACGAGAATGTTACCCATCTTGATTTCCTTTCTTATTCCGGCCAATTGTCAGCAAGCTGGCCCACTCGGAAACTACCGTCTTTCATTTCCAGTAGGTTGAAGCCACAGTCACTCATCTCATCCAGCACCGCAAAATAGCGCATCTGTGAGACCTTGACGGCTGGCACAGTGTTGGTTGGTTCAACGTATTCATTTGGGGTGGAACCCTCAAGATACACTCCAATACTGGTGCCCTTGAAATAGTCATCCTCGTTAGGCGGGCGCGGCCCCAACATTTGCCAGTTGCTGGAATTTTCACAATAGCTTTGAAACTCCTGCATTTCATTGCCCTCAGCATGCTTACCGTAAGCTGTTTTCAGGA